GTTGCGAATCGTGGTGTCGGCGTGGCCGCTCAAGGTGCCAATGCCGGTGTGCGTGCTGAGGCCTATGTTACTGCCAGCGATGGGGTTGGCAGAGTATGACAAAAGGCCTGGCCAATGAGGGTCGGTGCCAAACGCAGCCTGAAAAACCGCAAACAGAAGTGCATGCGCGGCGGCGCCGGTGGTGCCGTCAAAGCTGGAGTAGTCACCGTCCACCACGGGGAGGCCGCGCTCGGCGGCGTCCAGGTGCAAGCGGTGCACAGCGGCCTGAATGTCGGGGTTGCTCTTGCCAGGGCACCAAAAGGCGTGGCGTGACAGAGACTCCTGCAGCGGCTTGGTGTACGCGGACAAAGAGAAATTCTGGGGGCCCTTGAACGCGATGATGACGCGGGCGTCGCGCTCGCCCTTCACCTCCTCAGTCTTGTTAAAGAAGGCCGCGCGGGTACGCGCGATGTCAAAGGTGGACCCCATGGATGCCAGTTCAGAGCGCTGAGTGGCGCGCGTCAAAGAGCGCTCCACTTCCTCGAAACCGTATGGTACGAGGGACTCCTGGAAAAGGCAGCCGGCAAAAGCGGTCATGGCACGGGCCACCTCTTCGGTGACGGCCACGTTCTGGGCGGGCAAGCGTACGCGGGTGTGGATGGCGTGGTGCAAGGCTTCGATGCCGTTGCCTGCCACCACCTTGGAATCGCTTAAGACGGCGGAGTGGACTGTCACTATGCGTTGGGGTGTGTCGGGGTCCCAGCCGTCGGTCGAGGTGAGCAAGAACTCGTGGTTGCCGGAATCAGGACGTTCCTCGCCGGGGATCTCAAAGCCGTTCTGCGCTGCGTGCATGCAGAGCGCGATGGCGTCACGGTAATCGTTGAGGGCTTGCATAAGCCCTCCGAACTGGGTCCGGCTGCCCTGGGCTTTCCACCTGGCGAGGCCGTTGCAAACCACGTCGCGCGGGACGGCGTGGCTGGAAGTGCCATTGGCCCAAGCAAAGTGGAAGTGTGTCGGCGTGGAGAAAACCAAAGCGCTGCCGTAACGGTGGGAATCCTCAGTGGGTGAAAACAGGCCAGAGCCAGGGCGGTAATCGGCGCACCAAGGCCCGCAACAATGAAGCGGGCCGGGGACAAGGCGCCACGTGGTGAAAACGCCACTGAAAAGCCAGCTGATAGGCACGGAAAAAGAAGAAACGTGGCGAGTCATACCGTGGCTGTGCACGGCCAGATGGG